CTTTATCTGCACCACCCCATGTGCCAGATGATTTAGTTACAAAACTATTTACACGAGCCATTGCCCATTGCTGAGGTGTAGTACCTGCTCTATGACCACCTTTCCATGCAGCCATTCCTCTGTTATATACTTGTTTAAGTATTGAGTAAGGCATACCTGTTTTTTCTGCTTTCTTTTGTAACCCAGCAATTTTCTCATATAATGCTTTTGCTGGATGCTCTTTACTTTCTCTTTTGTTTTTAAGTTGATCCATTTTCATTTGTATGTTCTCCAAGTCGTTCTTTGTAATTGCTATTTTAGTTTTATCATTAGGGTTACCAACATCTAAATCTTTTAATTTAGTTTGTAATCTCATTTGACTAACTCTCATTTTAGCCATTCTTTCAGCGTCAGTTGTTTCTTCAGACATTTTTAAACTATGAGTCTTTTGACTACCAGCATGTTTCATATCACCTGTTTTTCTTCTCATTGCAACACTTCTTGCCATGTTAGATACAAAGTTTATACCTGCCTGTGATAGTTGCATTAACGTATCTGTAGAATACTTGTCTAAAAAGTTTTTTAATGTTTTTACTTTTTCAGGTGACATAAGTTTTATATCTGCCCAACTATCTTTTAATTTTTTAATTTGAGCAGGACTCATTGCCTCAAGCATATTAATTGCTACATCTTCTTTCTTTAATATTGCTTTTGCAATCTCATGGCCTTTTTCTATAGTCTTTTTCTCTAAAGGTGGTTCGTCATTCATTTTCTTTTTAGCAACTGACATGCCGATAGCATAAGCGTCATCTTTGCCTTCTTTAATATCATTTGTAATATAATCTCTTGCGGCATTCATATTGTGAGCTGATGTAGCAAGTTTGTTAGTCCACCAAGTAGGTAAAGTTTCATCACTTGATTTTTTATTTAACTCTTGTGAAATAAGTTGTGCGTCTTCACCAATTACTTGAGCCATTCTTTTAGATGATGATACATCTTCGTGGCCATCTTCAATAATATTGTTTTCAACAACTTCTTTAAACTTAACGTTACCTCTTAAAGTGTCTTGTGTAATTTCTATCTCTTTTACACCATCTCTCTTTAATTGATCCATCTTTGCTTGTGCCTTTTCTTTTGTTTTAAAAGGTACTGCAAATCTTTTTTTGTTTAGTGGATCTCTATATCTTACTACATGAACAAGTGTAAATTCTTTTAAACCTTCACTTACAGCTTTACCTGTTTGTAAAATACTTGATATATTATCTTCTAAACTACCTTTAGTTGCTTTTTCAGCAGAGTCAATTCTTCTCATTAATTCTTTTTCTGCTTTTTTCTTTGCGTCTGCTATATCTTTACCACTTGCTTTAATAGTGCCTTCGTATTCTTTGAAAGAGTCACCATCACCTGTTACTTTGTAACTTGGCATAGATAGCGTAAAGTCATAGTCAAATGCAAATGTTTGCTCTTTAAGTACGTGCCATGATTGTCTGTATCTAGTTGTCATTAGTTATTTACCTTTGCTCCCGCTCTCCATTGATAACAAGACCAATATCTTGCTTTCCATTTAGGTCCTGGATTATCGCAATTGTGTCTTGCTCTAAAACTTCTTCGTCTTGCAGGATCATCTCTCTTAATACTTAATCCTGTTGTATCACCAAATGATACTTTGACTACGTTGCCTTTTTCGTTTTTAGTATATACGTAAAATTTCTTACTACCACCTCTGATTGGGTCGTTTAGTTTTACTTTTTTACCTTGGTATTCTGCTTCAGTAATTGTAGATGGTAATACTCCCCACTCGTTTACTTCTTCAGCAAATTCTTTAAATGATACTTTGAAGCCTTCAGAAGCACCTAAATCTTTTCTCATTTCTGCTTTAGATTTATTATACTTTCTTTGGAATTCTTCTGGATCCAAACCGCCTTCTTCCTTAGATTTAAGGTCTATAGCGATGTCTTTCATTCTGCCTTCTTGCATATTACTATTTGTGTCAATCACTTTATTGAACATTTTATTATATGTTTCTTCAATTTTAGATTGCCATTCTTCTCCGTATCTTTCCTTATATTTATTAATAGTTTCTTCTTTAGTTGCCCATTCCTCTATATCTTTTAGTTCAACTTTTTTATTCATCTCTTTTTCCTTTTCAGCGTTTATATTGATTAAATTATCACTATGTTTGCTAGGGGTGTAAGATGTGCCTTGAAAGTTAGGTTTGTAATGTTTTTCACCTGGAGTTATTGAAGATGTATATTTCGCATAGTCATGTCCTATATCATAAGACTCAGGTATTCCTGCGTCATTAAATTCATTACCTCTATGTTGAGGTTCTTTTTCATCTCTCTTTGTTTTTAACTCACCATACATTTGTTTGAAACGTTTTGTATGTTTAGATGTTTTAGTTTTTGCTTTCTTGTCAGCAGGTGATTGTACATAGGCAGATTTATCACTATCTGATTTCTTACCTTGTTTTTCTAAATGTTTATCGTGTGCTTTTTTATCTTTGTCTGATAATCCTGCAACGTATTTTTTAGGTTGATCCGTTTCTTTATCGTATGGATTCTTTCTTTTACTCTCCTTTAACTTCATTGATCTTTCCTCTAATTTTACTGGATAGACAGGTGTTTCCATTATATTATATAACCAACATTTGTGTAGTTTCATATCCTCGTCTTCCAAGGTAACATAGTTTGTACCTCTTCTTATGATAACACCAGTAATGTTTGTTTCAACATCATCAACTATATCTCCTACATCATACAAATGCTCTGAAATATATTTGTCCCTTAATGTCATCTTATCTAACTCCTCTTTTGTAGAGGCAGTTATAAATGGTTTAAATCTTAATGTGCCTTCTTCAATATCATATGAAGCAGCCAACATCATTCCTTTTCTTACATTCTTAAATAAATCTTGTGCCTTTGTTGAATTAGCAAAGCCAGACGGAAGACCTTTCTTAAATGAATTAAAGTCTTTATCTTTAGCAGCCTGCCTCATTTTACTAGCACTCATACCTGTTGCACCATCAGCGTCTGGATCTCTTTCACCAGCACTTGCAACATTTATACTATCAAAGTCATATAGACCATGACGGCTCTTAACGCCGTTATATTTTTTTAAGATAGTATCAAATTCTCTTACTCTATCTGAACCTGCAACAAACGTTACATTAGAATATCCTTTATTGTATAATTCAGTAGCAATATCTAATATCATGTTTGAAGGGTTTAGCATTATGTTTCTAGCATGTCTAGGAAACATTTGTTTCATTGTTGCTAACTTAACTCTAGCATTCAATGGGTTTTTAGATGTGTCTTCAGATTTACTTAAATAAATTCTGTAGTCATCTGTTCTTTGTTGTGCCACTTTGTTAATAAGTTTTTCGTGTCCTATTGTAGGTGGATTAAATCGGCCAAAGGTAAATGCTATTGATCTACCCTTGGCCTCTTTTATTTTTGATAACGATTTCAGTTCGTCTGGAGATATTTTACCATCCTCCATAATCTCTTTCAACTTTTTGAAAAATTTGAGATAATGATACTTTTCTAACATTTTATAAATCACATTTTTAGGAAGTCGGTTCTTAACGCCAAACTTTCTGATTTCGTCTGGTGACATATCTGTACTAAATGCATCCTTTCGGTCTGCAATAGTTTTGTCGCCAATATCAATTAGAGTGTTAATAGAATCTTTAATCTCAGCTAACTTTTTAGAAATTAATCCTGACAAGTTTTCTATGTCTGCACTTGTCAATTGTGATAATTCCTCATAATCAATCATATCTCGTACTAATTCACCTTTAACAACATCTATTTCAGAAACACGCTTCTGAAAATCCGCTACGTATTTTTCAGGTTCAAAGGTGCCAGGTTCTGGTTTTTTGATCCACTTGTTAGTGTCTATATCAAAAGTACCATCAGCCATGTCCCTTGCCTTACTAAATGTAGCAGGATCTATGATGGAAAAGTAGTTGATAGGATGCTCTGTTCCTGGTATAGTTTTACCATTTATTTGTCCTTGATATTCTCTAATCTCATCATGTACCTTTTCTTGTTCTGCTTTTGAACCAGGTATATCAAATAAGATATTAATATCAAGGTCTGCGTCAGCCCTATATTGTTTTGTTAATATACTACCAATTAAAGTATATTTAACTACTTTACCAAATTTTTCAAATGACTTTATACCATCTAATGCCATTTTCTTAACAGATGGTTTTAATACTGGATTAGGTGTATCTGCTTTATCAAATACTCCTCTTGCATATGTCTTTCTAGGTATATCAATTATACTTTCTTTTAAAGACTTTCTTAAATTAATTTTAGGATAAATTTCTTTTGCTAATTTAACACCTGCTTTGTGATCTGATGGATAATGCCAACCTGCAAATACTCTACCCATACCACACTCATCAGCACGATCTATTAATTCTGCTTTGTGTTCAGGATATTTTTCAGCATAGTATTCTGCAATTAATCTACTTTGTAAAGAGTGACCACTAGGATATGCTGGTGTCTTCATACTATCAGATTTTAAAGGCATACTATCAAACTTCATACCCATTGCGTCTGCAAGGTGATATGGTCTTGCTCTTTCAAACTTGTTCTTAAATCTTCTAGCAACTGCACCACCTAATTCAATAATTTTATCTGTGTCTTTTGTATTAAGTTCTAAATTATTTTCTTTTAGATATTTTTCTATAGCATATTCTGATTTAGGGTCGTGGTCTTTTACTGATTGTTCTATTGCTTTGTTTCTTTGTTTGAACATACCTTGCATTTCAACCATTTCTTTTTTAGTTGCAGCTGATGTGTTCTTACTAGGCGATGAGCAATGTACTTCATCTATATTACCTGTATAGTTCTTAATAGGCTTTTCTTCTACCTTGGCATGCCTAATATTTTCTATATCGTTAAACTTTTTAAATCTCATCTTTTACGAGCCTCTAATTCTTTTTTCATCCACTCTTTCGCCTTATAGTTTTGCACTGGCGATGTAATAAATTTTCTTACTATTTTACTAACTCTATTCATAGTTAGCGTTGTTAATTCTAAATCTGATTTATTGTTGTCAACAACAATAAAATTACTCATACCAAATAGTCTTTGAAACTTACCAATATTATTTTGTACACCTTGCCAACTTGACTTTGTTATGTACTCTGGTATAGGTCTCTCACGTCTAGCGTTTCTTGCCAATGCAACTTCTAAAGTTGTATTAACAAATATCATGTAAGAATCATAACCCATTTGTTTTAGCATGTTATGGTTTCTAGCAATTATATCATAATCTCTACCTGTACTATCAACAACTAAACCAAGTCTGCCTTCTACATATTTATCTAATTGTGTGAGAGCAGTTCTTTTGGCTGCCTTTCTTATCATATCTCTAAAATATTGTTCTTCATCTGGCATACTTAAAGATAAGTTTGCCTTTTTTAAATTTCTTTCAAATGCAGCGTCTGAATTAACTACTTTTAATCCTGAACCTGCAAAGGCACTAGATGTAACAAACGTTTTACCTGACCCAGGACCACCTGCAAGAAAGAAGGCTTTGAATATACCTGGATCGTAAAGTCCTTCAGATAAATGTTGTATAAAACTATTTACTTTCATTTTCTATTCTTCTTATAATTTCGTTAGCAGTTTCTTCAGGTGTGCCACCCTCTGCTTTTACTTCTATAAATCCTGGTCTATTTCTCATATATTCTACTACAGGACCTGTTTCTTTTTTATATAATTCTATTCTATTGTTTATAATCTCCTCTGTATCATCTGCTCTACCTCTTGCAAGTAATCTACGTAATACTTCATCTCTACTTACATCTAAAAATACTGCATAGTCATAACCTATTTCATTTTTTTCCATATCTTCAACTTGTTGCATGTATCTAGGCCAACCATCTAATACATAACCTTGTGGTGATTGTTCTACTTTCTTTTTAATTAATTCTAATACTATCTGATTAGGTACAAACTCACCTCTATCAATAATACTTTTTGCAATCTTACCTATTTCTGTTCCTTTTTCTACTTCTTTTCTTAACATACCACCTGGATAGATATGTGTAATATTGAAGTGTTTAATTAAGTATTCTGTATATGTTGATTTACCTGAACCAGGACCACCTAACATAACTATTCTCATTCTACCTAATTTTTCAAATATAAAATCTCTAAAAGTTTTCATCCTTTTATCCAATTCTTAGCGATGTTAAAGTTTGCTGTACTAAACTCTAATCTATCTACTAGTTTAACTGCGTTACCTAATCTATCTACAGCAACATAACCTTCTGGATTTGTTACTTCAAATCCATTGCCTTTTTGTAAAAACGTACCGATAGATTTAATTTGATTCATCTTACTAACTAAAAAGTTCTTAACTCTTTGTAGTGTAACGTAACTTGCGATTGCAAAGTAAATATCGTTTTCGTTACTATCAATAAATCTTAAACCATCGTTTCTTATCATCTCGTATTTCTTTTTAGCGTTTGCTGTTTTCTTTGTTGACATCTCATCATCTAATACAGACGCATAATATTTTCTAAAATCGGATTGTAAATTTTTAACATTAGCAATAGTTTGACCATCTCTTATTTTTGTATTGAAAAATATTTTAAGTCTAGCACCTACAGATAATAAATTTGTCTGTCTTCTTAATAGTTCTAATATTCTTTTACCTTTACCTAATGACCCCATAGCCATTCTTATCATACTATCATACTGGTCACTTTCAGTTGTTGTAAATGTAGCAACACCTGAAGCGTCTTTGTATGAAGCGTCATCATAAAATACTGATGGCGTCTTTGCAAAACGATTTACATTGACGCCAAAACTTGCTTTTAAATTAGCCATTTTTCTGCCATTGTAAGTAGTGTGAAAAATGATACCTAGTTTAGCTCTCATAATTTTTCTAGCAAGGTCAGTATTTTCTGGTACTGCATAAGTTATAGTGTTAGGTGTAAATGCAATAGCATCCTCACCTCTTATAGAGACCTTTTTAATATCTCCTGGTGTAAATAACAAGTCGCCTTGTACAACACCTCTTATGCCAAGTTTTGGTAGTTCTTTTAAACAGATAGATAATTTATCTACCAAACCACCAGAGTGATTTTTTCTAATGTCTGCTTGTGTGTAATTGATTTTAGGAGTAACGTTGAATACTGATTTTGATCCAACAAAGAATTTACCGTTTTCAGGATTGACACCACAGAATACAGCAGGTGCGCCATCCCATTTAACAGATAGATTTAATTTTCTACGTGATGATCCTACTAACATGTTTCTTATTGATTTAAGAAACTCAATAGCGTTGATACCACCTTGATATCCGTTATTAATAATTTCGTCTTCTAAATGTTCTAAATGAGTATTTTTCCCCTCATTTAAGTATTGTTTAAAACTATACATATCTCTCCACTATACCCATTATATCAAAATTTTTGCCTAAAGTCAAGCAAAAAATAGCACTAATTCCATTAATAAATCACTACTTACTAGACTATTTATACTTAACTAGACCCACATTCCGTCTTTAAGATTGCCTCAAAGTCTTTTGCAAGACCGCCTTGAAACTGCGGTCTACTTGTAAATGTACCTTTGTATCTAACTTCTAAATCTAGTATTTTTGATTGTCCTCTAACTAGGGTGAGATATATTTTAGCTGCATTTGATTTAGCAGATAGTTCTTCATTTACTATAACTGCAAACTTTTCGTTTTTTGCTTTCTTTTCAATTCTTGTTAGGCCACATAAAGTTGTTTTCAATGACTTTACACTTGATGGTAAAATTTTTACTTCACCTTTAGGTGACACATCACCTATACCTGTTATCAAAGCAAAATCAAAATCTTTGCCTTTTATCTTTTTAGCGTCTAATTGTTCAAATAATTTTGTTTTTAATATTATGTTAAGTAAAGTTTCTGCTAATTCATTTGAATATTGATCTACTACTTCTCTATATTTACTCCATAATGGATTCTTTTTATCAGCCAAATCTTTATTGACAAAAAATCTCATACTCTTTGGATCTTTAGTATTGTCATCTAAATAACCTTTTTTAGATGTTGCATAACCTTTTGTATCTATATATCCTTTATCACCAAATTGTTTTTTATCTTTGCCTTTTGACTCATATAAATCTTTATCGCTTAATGTTTTGTAATTGTTAATATCTTTCTCTAATAGTATTTTTTTCTTTACTGCTTTTCTTATTAGACCTGAAAAATATTTAATTCTTAAATCAACTATTTCTTGTTTTAACTTGTCATATTCTTTACCTTCAAAGACACTAGAAAAGGCTTTGTTTATAAGAGTAGGGTCAGCAGCTTTAACGTCTTTCTTTTTCTTTAAAGATACACCAAAAAACTTTTTCTTATCTGCTGAAACAATAATATCAGATGAATTGTAATCTTCAAAACCAAAAGCACTAACTTTAAAGGCTTCTACATCTTTAGGAAATATATTACCTGTCATATAGACGGTTAAAGGACCTGAAGCCTTTTTCATATACTGCCTAATGCCTTTAGCAGCAGATACACCTACGGCCATATCTTTAATGAATTTGTCGTCTAGTTTTGCACTAAAACCTGAAAAGGTTTTGTCATCACCGAATTGGATATCTTTTTTTGCATTGACAACCTTCTTGCCTTTGTCAATCAATTTTTTTAAATCTAGTTGATTTTTTACTTTTTCTAAATCTGATATATTAGATTGCAAAGCAACTGCTGTCATTATTTCAGACGCTTCGTAAGCCATAGTTTTCTCTCCTATGTACTATTTATCTACTACGGCCTCTAGTTCTAGCAGGACTATGATAATTTGTTTTACCATTATCTAATATCTTCTCTTTTTCACCTCTACAATCAAAGAAAGGTGGAAATCCAAATATGCCAAATGTTTTATTTTTGTTTTGAAACTTGACAATTTTCTTTACATCTTCCTCAAAGAAAGACTCTTTGATTACTAACTTACTAGGCATTTCTACAGCACGCCATAGTATTTCATCTTTTACTTTGACCATTTCAGTTTTGTAGTATATTGATGGTTTTCTTTTTCTCATATTTTAAAATCCGAAAACTTCTCATACGCTTCTGTTGGTTGTGGCCCAGCAGGTTTTTCAAGTTTTTCTTTTGACTCTTGGTTACTATCTGACAAATTTTGAGCTGATTGTTCTACATCATATAATCTCATTTTACTTCTATCAACACCTATAATAAAAGCACGATTGACAGCAGGATCATTGTATCTATTCTTTAATTGTTTAACTTTAATCTGACCTAGTTCTTCTAATTCTTCGTTTGATATTAGAGCAAACATAAAGTCAGCAGTTGCAGGAAGACCAAATGATTCTGAAGTATCTTCTAAACCAACATCACTTGACAGATAACCAGATCTGGTTGTTTGAGTTGCACTAACTATTGGTACATCATATTGTACTGCAAGACCTCTTAATTCTTCAGCGATTGCCTTAACATAGAAATATGAAGATATATTACCACCTTTAAATCTACTTGATGAACATATATTTAAATAGTCAATGAATACTATATCTGGTTTAAATGATTTCTTTAACGCAAGTTCATCCATCAAAGATTTGAAATGACCAGCATGAGCAGCTGCCGTAGGATATTCTTTAATAATCAGTTGCCCATTAATTTTGTTTTGTAATTTAGATGTTTTGTTATCGTATATCTCTTTAGGCATTTCATAAAGATCATCAATCGTAACATCTAATAAATTAGCGTCAATTCTTTCAGCAATTCTTTCTTCAGCCATCTCTAATGTAATATACAATACATTCTTACCTTGAGCAATTACACTACTTGCAACATGGCACATAAACAAAGATTTACCAACACCAGTACCTGCAAGAGCAACGTTAAGTGTTTTAGGTGGCAGACCACCTTTTGTAATACGATTAAAATAATTTAAATCAAACTTTAATCTTTCTTCTACTCTATGGTAATAATCAAATCGCTCATCTGTCATGGCAAGATAATCATGCCCTATATGTCTATCAAATGAAACTCCTAATGCGTCTGATAAGATAGTAGGTATTGCCTCTGGTGTATGTTTCTTATCTTTACCATCAATGATTTTGATACCTTGTAATACTGCATTATACACAGCACGATCTTTACACCATTTTTCTGTTGTATCTAACAACCATTGTTGTTCTACTTCCTCATGTACTAATGAGTTCAATAATGTTTTTGTATTTTTATATTCGTCTTCGGTAAGTGTCTTATTATTAGACAACTCAATAGCGATTGCTTCTTTTGTAGGTAGGTTGTTATACTTAACAACAAAAGCATTTATAATTTTAAATAAAGTTACTTCATCTCTATTTCTAAAAAAATCTTCTTTAATAAAAGGTATTGTTCTTCTGGTAAAGTCTTCGTTGTAGATTAGATTAGATAATAATGTTTTTTCAAAATCAGACATAATGTAGATAACTTCCTATAATATACTTTGGTTGATTGATTGGTTTTTGTCCTGCGTGTCTAAATGTCCACAATGGTGGGAATACAAGTACCTTACCTGCTTGAGGTTTGATCTTAATATCATAATCAGGAAATGTTGTTTCGCCGCCATCATTGTTATTTAAATACATAAAAAAAACTAAAAATCTTCTAGCACTATTATAGTTAGTGACATCCACATGTGTCTTAAATTCATCTTCACCGTTAGGTTCATACTTCTTAAATCTTATCTGTTCAAAACCAAATTTATCTGGCCATTGTTTTAATGAGTCTATATTAACATCTTTTACATATTTGTCAACAACCTGTCGCAATTTAGGAAAGATTATATCTGCATATTCTTTCCAGTCTGAAAACAGATTAAGATTGATTTCTGTAAATGACATATGATTTTTTAAGTTTGTTTTAGATTGTTGATGTTGTGAATCTTCAAACTTATCAATAAGGTGTTGACATTGATCTTCGGTTAGCACATTCTTATATGTACATATGTAATCACTTTTGAAATCTAATTGTACCATCTTCTAATTGTTTTTCAACTACTTCTATCAATATATCACCTATGTAATTCCTAAAATCTTCACTTGTTGTATCAACGTTATTAGGATTGACCTTTACATCATAATCAAACTTTAAAGGTATCTCACCCTTTTCATTCTCTTCCGAGGCAAACTTTACATGCCCATACGTGTATATAATATCTTTATAGTTGCCTTCAACAATTTTTATGCAACTAAAATCATCAACATCACGTTGAGCAAAGACATATCTATTCTGCGCCATAGAGGAATTCTTTTTTGGCTGCCTCGTCAATTTGAGCGAGAACATCTTTAGTAAAGAATTTATCAGGTTCATTATTGATAGTTTTTGCATATTGTTTTGATCCGTCAGGTAACTCTATCCTTGTTGATACTGATTTAAATATACCATGTTTAATTGCAAGGTCTAATAAACCATAATACTTATCAAGGCCATCTTTATAAGTTAATCTTACATCAATCAAAGCATTCTCTTTTGTCAACCTTGATTTGTAATTCTTACAATGAATTATATTACCTATAATTTCTTTGCCATCTTTCTCTTTACGTTTAGATAGATATACGATATTACTTGCAGCGTATTTTAATCCACTA